ATGAAGATCAAACTAACAGTTCATCTTGATATCGAAGGTCAAAAGCTAATGCAGTCTGGATCCTTTTCGGCTCGAAGAGAAGAAGATATTCCTGGAATCGCTTATGAATGGATCCAACAGATCAAGAGAGAGACAGGGTATCGGGATACACGTATTGAGAAGGTGATTGTTGACAATGAGAAGGACATAACAGAAGAAGTCCGGGCAATAAATAAGACACCTATTCCGGATATAGATTTTTGGTGATACATTGCTAAATATAAACAAATTATGGTATATATTAGGGAACCCCCCTATATATTTTGGAAAAGCCCTTCCTGTATGGAAGGGTTATTTTTTGTTATTTTATTAAATTAAGGTAGTTCATTTGATAGGAATTTGAATTTTATAGTAACATATTAATAAAACGTTTTCTTAGATACGGAGAATATTAGTATTGAAAAAATAAAAGCAATTGAATGGTTTGGTTTATTAATTGTTTTAGGTTCAGTAATTGCTAATGGAGTACTTCGGCATAATAATTATTCGTATAGTATTTGGACAAAAGTAACTATTCTCCTTATAATAATAGGTGCAGTTATCACATTTACTGCTTTCTTTATAAGAAAGGTTAAAAGTAAGCGATAATTAGTTTTAAATCTAATTATGTTAACAAAGTTTAAAGTTCCTTCCAAATAAAAAATGCCCCTCTCAAGTGAGAAGGGCTTTATTAAAATGGTTTTATCGTCTTCTCGAAGAATCTCCATTAATAATTACCAAAACAATTACTACAGCAATTACAATCCCTAATAGCTTTGAAAAAATATATTGAAGAAAAAGCACCGAATAAGCAAAATGCAAGATACCTATAATAAAAGATACTATTCTTCCTATTTCGGGGGAAATATCTAAATAGTTATCTCTTACTATATCTTTAATCCATAATATTCCCATTAAAATAAGGAACCCAAAAGTAAAAAGGTTAAATCCCCATGTTAATAATAATGCTTTACTATCCTTATTGTTACTAATATAGTTAACAAATTCACTTAATGTCTCGACTTTTAATTCTTGAAACATAATAAGTGTTACAAAACTCACGATTGCGACGATCAATGAACTTACTGATTTTCCTGGACGATTCTTAAATATATCAAATAACACATCCATCTTTTTTCCTCCTCTATTAAGAAAAGATAAGAAAAGATGGACTCAGTCGCAAAGTCCATCAATAATTCTATTTATTTTTTATTTTTCTTCTTTTTCTTTTCAAGGTATTCTTTATGCTCTTCAGGAGTTACCTCCCAACAAAAAGCTTTCTTACCAACATCTTTTGCATAAATCCTTCTACCTTTTACTGTAATGTAAGCTCTACAAATTAACATAATTATCAATTCCTTTCTGCAATTTTGTTTAAAACCCTTGCAGAGAGGCAAAGATAATGATACATTTATCATATCAATTCGCCAAAATTGAGTTTAAATGTAGCGACTATTCATTATCCTAAACACGATTGTTAAACAAGCGTTGGCCCTCTGCAAGGGCTTTTTTTATTGCTTATCATGTGAACCCTCCTTGTTTAAATATTTTGTAATTGGATTCTTGCAACATCGAGCGAAACCCCACAGCACATAGCTATTTCTTTCACACTTAAGCCTTTAATTATATGCGGCGGGGCAAGTAATTCACCTGCAAATGTATTCGCTTGCCACTCCGGATCTTTATATGGGGGAACACTTTCAACATTTAAACTTCTAGCAAGTGCAATACTTCCAGGCTGATGCATAATATAATGCCCTATCTCATGGGCTATTGTAAATCTATCTCTTCCACTACCTGAAATTGCTCTTTCATACACGTCTTCTTGAATGCGAATCAAATGTTTTTCTGGATAAGTTACTGCATATTCGTTTTTCATTTCACCAGGAGACACAATTTCTGGTGTGAATAAAGAATCCATCTGTGGAAGTCCCCACTCTAAGAATTCAACAACAGGGAAATACTTTTCATTATACATCCCTGCTAATTTCCTTATTGTGTTTGCTAATTCCCTAATATTCCTTCTGGATGTAGGTTTGGCAATATATAAAGTCATTTAACCCCTCCTTTTTTTGTTTTTCAGGAGGATGTTTTTTATCTTTTCTTTATCGCCTTCATCTAAACTTTTAAACTCTCTGGCTAAAGCTAGTATGGCATTTCTATCCTCACTGCTTATTCCTTCAAAATCAATCTTAACAACTTTTTGTGAAGCTTGAACAGCTTGCATTAAATCGTTACGATCTTCAGGACTCAAAGAATACAGATCTGAAATTTTATCAATCCATTCATGAGGAGCATTTCTTTTACCATTTTCCACAGCAGATAAATAAGATGAAGTAACTCCTAGTTTACCTGCCATGTCTTTTAAAAGCTCGCCATTATCAATTCTAAGTTTTCTGGAAAACTTTCCAAATGGAGTTAACACGTATTGTTCCTCCTTTCTAATATGAAATTTTTTCTATCATCATATTAACTTGTCCCGAGAAAAAAATCAACAGTTTTTGTTGATTAGTTTCACAAAAAAATAAAAGAATTTGCCCCTCTCAGTTGAGAAGGATTTTCTATTTAAAAAACGGATATTTCAGGAGCATTTTTCTGAACGTGCCTTCATCTTTAATCGGAATTTGTGTTGAGGTTTTGTGATAACATTTTTGGTGTGTAATAGTATTCAACTCGTCTAAGAATACTTTATCATCTATTTCAACCGGTTTTGAACAAATTCCGCACCGCAGTTTACCTAAAACTTTAAACATATGCCCCATCTCCCTAATATTGTTTATTCCTCATTGAAATTGAAATTCCTTTCAATATATAAAAAATACCCCTCTCGAGTAATAAAGTCCTATTTTTATCCACAAATTTACAGATGTTAGTGTTATAATCATAATACATTATTATACATATGCTAAAGGGAGAGAATATTAGTAATGGAAGTCAGATTACCTTCGAATTTCACCAGACATACTATGTATGAACTACTGAATTCTGTAATTGATTACGAATTAAATCCAAAAGATCATACAATTACTTTTGATTTTTCCCATTTAAAGTTTATTGAACCTTCAGGAATAACAATTCTAAGTAACTTGTTTGAATGGTTAGTAAGAAGGGGCGTTAATACAAATATTTTATGTCCCGAAAGAATTATATGTGGAAAAAATGACCCTCTTCAATATTTAGATGATTCGAGATTCTTTGAAAGGTATATTGGTCAAACTATTACCGATAACCCAGAAATACGACCTACAACAATTCCTCTTAAGCTTGTTACTTATGAAAATAGTTACCAATGGCTCAATATGGATTTTACATATTGGTTGTCTCAACAGTTGGGTATCCCTCCTAAATCACTTGTTAACATCAGAATGAGTATCGGGGAAATTTTTAATAATATAAATGACCACGCACAAGAAAACACCGGCTGTATATTTGCTCAGCATTATCCAAGAGCAAATGAAATTAAAATTGCAATTTCGGATTTTGGTATAGGTATACCAAACAACATAAGACGTATTAAACCTAGTCTTCAAGATCACCACGCCATAGAACAAGCAACCGTAGAAGGTTTTACATCTAAAACTTCCCCAAGAAATTTAGGAGCTGGTTTACATACTTTAATTGAAAACGTGGTAAATAATAATGGAGGGGCTGTTCATATTCATTCAAATTATGGTATATTAAGTTGTATTAAAGGGTATAATGGGATTAAAAAGATCGCAACTCTTAAAAATGGGTTCTACCCTGGTACTTTTATTGAAGTTGTCCTTAGAACAGATGCTATTGAAAATATTCAAGATAATGAGGAGGAGTTCGAATGGTTTTAGTTCAAATTAGTAACCATGTAGGACGTTGTTACTCCAATGAAGATGGGAAGATCATAAAAGACATTCTTAAATCTCATCTTGATAAAGGACACAACATTACAGTTTCTTTTAAAGATATAGATGGTGTTACATCTTCATTTGTTAATACAGCGTTTATTGAGTTACTAAATGAATATGAGTTCGACTTTATAAAGAAGTCAATTCGATTTGTAAACTCAACAAAGCAAATAAATGATATGATTAAAGATCGTTTTTTATTTGAGGTCAACAGAAGAAAAAATCTTATAATAGCATGAAAAAAACAATAGCCCTTCTCCTTTCTAGGAGAGGGGCTATTATTATGCTTTGACAACTATAGCTGGATATCCCTTTTTCTTCAACTCATATGCAAGTCGTTCAGCATTGGCTTTTTCTGAAAATGCGCCGACCTGGACTTTGTATGAGCCCTGTTTGCTGGGTGTTTTCGTTGTTGGCGGTTTTGGAGAAGACTTTTTCTTCAAACAGTATTGTTCGACTAGGCTCGCCAGAATAGCACCAGCAACAATCCGGCGGTAATTATCTGACTTCAATAATTTCGCCTCTTCCCGATTTGTCATAAACCCAGCTTCTACGAGAATTGCAGTCATTTTGGTTTCACGGAGCATATGAAAATCTCCTGCTTTTACCCCTCTATTTTGCAATCCTGTTGCTTTGATTAAGTTAGCTTGTACTTTTTCAGCCAAAGCAACAGCTTCTTTTGGTCTAGTTAGATAAACAAACGTTTCAATTCCTCTTGCATCGTTCCAGGTGCTTCCGTTTGCGTTAGCGTGAATATCAATATGAACATTCGCACCCCAGGCATTTGCTCTATCTGAACGTTCTTGAAGTGGAATATCCCTTTGCCCTGTCGGATCATCAAGACGCAAAAACGCAACATTTTCATAGTTTGCTAAACCTGCCATCAAATATTTGACAACAGCTGAATTGAATTCCCACTCTTTAATAGTTCCATCGGGAGTTTGTTTTCCGGGAGTTGTTTTAGCGTGGCCTGCCGAAAGTGAGATTTTAAACATTTTTTTGTCCTCCTTTTTCAATTGCATATTTAATCGCCGCGACCGAACCAATGCCGTATAACGCATATTTCAGCCCGTTGACTAACACTCCAAAAGAAAAAGCGTTGTTCTCAAAGATTGAGAAAGCAACGCCTAGTGCAACTGCCGTAATCGGTATATAGCGATTCGAAAGATTGGCCGCTTGCCTAATTGCATAAAGTAGAACTGCCAATGCGACATATGCCGTAAATTCGATTGAAAGAATGGATTCCATTTGAATCTCTCCTTTATTGTCTTAAGTAGTTTAATAAACTAAAAATAAAAGTCACTGCTACTGCTGCAATACTCACAAACAAAGAAATATTTGCACGTTTATTTTCTTTTACTTCTTTAAGTTCTTCCTCGAAATGTTTGAACCTAATATCGGCTTCATTCCTAGTTAAAAAGTTTGCGCTGTAAGCATCAAGTTTCGTTTCTATCCGCTCAAGGCCTTTCGATAATGCAACCAATTGGGTTTCTAGTGTTGCAATTCTTTCATAATCTTTTTGCTCCAATTTGGAAACCCCCAATCTCATTTTGCTACACAATTTTTCCAACCACAACGCCTTTTACAAGCATTACCCGATCGTTCGCTGCAGGAGTGTAACTTGCCAAATACGGGTATGCTTTTCCACTTACAACCGTTTCCCCATCAAAAATCAAACGAGGGCGACCGCTTGTGTAATTCGGGTCCACCCTCGCAAATTGAATGATTTTTTCTTTTTTCTTGTTCATGAAGTTCGAGATAAAAAACTCATGATCTATCATATGGACACCACCTTCCGGACTTCGTGCTTCATTCGAGCGCCGGCTTTCAATGGCATTGTCCAGTTTGTCTCACTGTATTTCCCTTTGATTCCGAGAGGAGAATAATCAATCTCCAACACGTCCATATAGTCATGAAGTGGATTCAACGCTGTTTCAAAAGTGAGCTTTCCGTACACTTGTGACGCTTCAAAAGCAATCCGTTGGACATATGCATCAAGTGATTGCTGATCGGCGATGTCAGTCACTTCACGATAATCAACAATTGTCCGCCCCCTACTAACAGTAGATGTAGGACTGTTCGGATTGTCGTTCGTGTATGTCGAAAACAGCGACTGCTCCGCGTTCGAACATGTGACTACCCATTTGTTTGGCACATTAAAAAGGTCCAATTCTTCTTCCATGCCTGCGTAAATGATACTTAATTCACCATCTTTGTAAGTGTATTCAGCCGAACGGATAGATGGGCTTCTATATGTCATGCTGGTGAAATATCCATACACATCGACATGAATCGGTGTGTAATTGATTGCCGTCAATAAAGTGTTGACTGCTTCCAATTTTTCTTTACCCGGTTCAAACTCCATATCTACCGGCAGCACCTTGTCTGTTTGCTCGATGTTGTGTTTGATGATTCCTGCGCTTGCTAAGATATTTATGACAGCTGTTCGATAATTTGTGCCTTCCGTAACAGTGTATCTTGAATCGAACTTGTCATCACGAAGTATTAAAAGGCCATCAAACGCATCAACATCTCTATACACATTTTTATTTGAATCTTTTCTTGTGGGACTGCTCAGTAAAAAAATTCCCAAAGGAAACTCAATATATTTTCCATCTCTCATACGCAAAAGAGCAAAAGGTTGTATTCGATCACTAAGCCAATTTATTTCTCCACGGTCTTTTAATTGAAATTTTGCTGTTCTCTTTATAGAAGCAAGGGAATCCATACTGACTTCCCCATCTATTACTGAATCTAATTCACCTATTTTTTTATCATCTTTATCAAGCAAATCATATCGAAATTTGAAATGCCGTTGTCCATATTTTCCGTGAAGAACATCGATGATTTCTTGTCGCGAATATGGATAGTTGACTAGCGAAAGCATGACTATACTTCCTCCGTATAGGAAACTTCCTCAAATTTAAGGCTGACGGTATTTCCGTAGAATTCGTCTTCAATTGGCAATTCGAATACATGGCAGAACATTTTTCTACCACGTCCGTCTCGATAGCAAAGTGTATTTTTCCAACGAATTAATTTTTCAAGAGCTTCTCGATCACCGCTGTTTTTAAGCAAGTTTAGCTTTACACTGACAGAACATTGCTCGGTATCGTCATATTCAGCAACCGGCAATCTTCGCCCTGCGAATTGCATCATTGCCGCAGTCGGTTGCCAACTTTCACTTCGATCACTCACGAATTTGAATTGACGAAGTGTTTCTAAAGGATTGGCTGCTTCATGAAGCCATACTCCTGTAAAAGATATAGATTCACCGACTATCAAACTATCGGAATATGTTCCGTTGTCTCCCCATGCACGCACAAAGTATTCATAAACTTGCCCAGATGCAGGGGTGTAATCGATAAAAGAAGCATCAGCCATATTTGTTGCGATTCGTATCCATGTTGTTTCACCTTGTTTCCGACGATATAAGTCATTGTATGAGACAGCAGGCTCCGTTCCGCTTGGAGTTGGATTATCAATCGAAACAATAATAACCCCTTCTCCTTTTGTTGTTGTAACAATCGGAACAGCCGGCGGTGTGTAGGAAACGTGAATGTTTGACGTTACAAAATCCGACCACAAATTATCAGTGTTTTTAATTGCGACTTGTATTTTGTAGTCAGTGTTATTTTGTAAATCGAACAGTACCGTTTGAGCCTTGTTCGTACTATTCGCTTGGATTTCCCACAATAAATTGTTGTTGCTGTCCAGCAATTTCACATGATAAGCAGTTTGGCCAACAGAACTCCATTGAACAACAGGATTCGCAACAGGAACTGTTGCACCGTTAGTAGGGTCGATAATCGTTGGATTCGCGGGTTTGTCTCCTGCAAAAAATGTTTGGATGTTGCTATAAGGTGAAGATAGACTAGCTTGGTCATACGTTCTCACTTGCCATTCAATTGTACCTCGAGGGAATGTATTTGCTGGCGCATCCCAATATTGATTTGTCGTGACTTGAGTAACGGTATTCCACGTTTGTGCCCCTTGTAGTCGCCACTGTAAATCAAATTTTGCCTGTGGATCACCGTTTGCATCGTTATGTTGCCATGACAAGCGAATAACGGATCCACGGTCTTTCGGTGTTCCTCCACTTGGTGAAAGATTCGTCGGCACAGTCGGTGCTTGGTTGTGTTGAATGGTGAAAACACCGTTACTTTCATCCCAAAGGCCGTATGATGTGCCATCATAAGCACGGATACGGATCTTAGCCGTCGATGTTTCGAGCTCATTCGTGAAATCGTATGTGTAACTTGTTGCCCCTGCACTCGTCAACGGTACAATATCTTTCCACGTCGAACCGTTATCGGTGGATAATTGGATTTGGTATTTTAGGGAACCTTGTGCTGTTTCAGTATCAGTTGACGGATTCCACATAATTGTATGTTGAGCATTCCATGTCTCCCCGCCGTTTGGACTTGTGACGGTTGGGGCGGTTGGGGGCATATTATACGTTATAACAACATAAGGTTTATTGCTACTCGACTCCGACGAATCGAAACCTTTATGACTTGCCGTTTCCGGGTTTGTTTTTAGCATAATTCCATAATTGGGTAATATCCCCTTACTCCAGTCACTCGCCACTTGTGTAATATTGAATTCATTCCAGCTACCAGCTAATAAATTAATACTACCAAATGGTGTAGCATCAAATGGTGGTTGGTTATTCCATGTAATTATGCTTTCGTCCCAATCCGCCAGTGGTCTAAACATTTCACATATTGGTGAATCAGAAACGGCATATGCTGATAGTCGTGCATATAATTTAGCATCGGTTATGATAGCTCCTGCCGGGATAGTTGACAGCGAAAACTTTATATATGTTCTATACTTAAATCCAGATTCTTGCCCCACATAGAATGCTGCGCTAAAACCATAATTTGAGTTGGCGTTAATGTCACTTGCAACCGTAGCATCATGAAAATTACTTGTATTATCAAATGTAACTGTAACAGTCGGATCAATCACGATTGGATACGTTAACCCCGTTACATCTGCAACTAAATCAATAAATGTTTTATCCCCTTCACGCCGTATGGTTTGCGCAACATCCCGGCGCTCACCGTTGGCATCTTCTAACCATGCGGTTTGTAGTTTTAAATTCCCTGCGGTTAAATCATCTTCCAAAGGACCGTCAACTTCAAACGAAAAAGAAAAAGGCGCACGGTCACTTTTCAGAATGATTGTCTCTTTCACACCGTTTGGCATGACTTCGAGACAAACATCTGTGTCGTTCCATGCGTCCTGATAGTGTACACAATTCTTTTTGTCTGGTTCGATATGTGCTCGGGCCGGACTTGCTCCAACCGGTTTGAACTTCAGCTTATTCTGCCCTTTACCAACAACATAACCCCGCTTGAAGTTTCTTGGCAGTTTCACATCAAAAGGGACTTTCAGTCCTTGAAAGTCGTACAGATCACGATTGAGTTTGTTCTTTCTTTTTTCTTCCCTTGCCCGCTCTCTGGCTTCTCTAAACCGCTCTCGGCCTTCTTTGGCCACTGGTTCATCTATCAGATCAAAATCGGCTTCATCAAATAAATCCGTATTAATATTGTGTAAATTGCCGTTTTCATCTTCGAAGTGAACGGGCCCGGTATATATTTCCGTTGTATATGATCCATCAAAGTTTATCCATGTTTTACTATTACGGGTACGTTTGTTGAGCATTTCTCCGACTTTGAAATTTTGAGTTGGCAATGTGCTCACCCCCTTAGAGTTTCTTCCATGTTCCACCTGTTCGGGCGGCATTCCTCATATCACCATAAAGTAAACGATTAATGTCTGGATAGGTTTGTTCAGCAATGGTTTTTCCGTCCAAATCTACTCTCAATATAATCGCCCCTCCCGGAGATTGAACAGGTGAATTATTCGGTAAGTTCGAAAGACTTCTTACATTGGCTCCTACTCCAACTGGAAATTGATGGATTGAAAGTGATGGAATCGCCGCCTGCGCCATTCGATTGGTTGCTGAAATAACTGCACCGATGTTTCTTGTGATACCTTCTGCAAGACCAAGAGGAATCCATTTCCCTATTTCATCCCGCATGACACGAGAAGGAGATTTGATTTTGAGTGTAGATTTCATGGTATTCTCGACGATAGCAGCGATTTCTTGCGCTTTCTTTTGGAGTGGACCGATCATAGAGTTCAAACCATCGATAAGCCCTTGCATCGAATTTTTCCCTATATCACTCATTGACGCAGACATGAGATTGAGCTCTGTTTTTGTACCTTCGCTGATCTCCTTCACTTTGGCCATCCATTCGTTCTTGTGTAGTTCTAACTGTGCATTTGCCTGTGCGCGTAACTCAGCGATTTTATTATTGTATTCAATTTTTACTTGTTCAAGCTCAGTACTTGCCGTAACACGTAACTGCTGAATTTTCGCTTGTGTTTCCTGGCGCATTCCCTCTAGCTCGTTGACTGCTTGCGTTTTTGCCAATGCGTTTTTCTCACGCCACAACTGAACGTACTGATTCAGCTCTTCATCAGAAAGAGAGTTGAGCGCCGCAATCTCATCAACCGCTTTCGGTCCCATTTCCCGAAGTTCTTGAAGAAGTCCATCATCAATGCCCCGCGCTGATAAAGAAACAATATTGCCTTGCCAGTCTTTGAATGCACCGACCTGATCTGCAAGGTTTTGGAGTAACCCTTGTCCGGATACATCACTTTTCCTTTTGATTTCATCAAAAATCCCAGCAAAGCTATACAACGATTTTGCGCGGCTATCAACCGCCTTTTCATATTCTTCGGTAAGTTTTCGTTCCTCTTCCAAGAGGCGATTATTAATCTCTTTGACTTTCTGCTCGTATTCCTCTTTAGCCTTGAGCTCGTCCTGCTGCAAACGCTCGTTGATTTCTTTCACTTTTTGGGCATATTCGTTGTTTGCAGCTAAAAGCTTATCGTTGATTTCCTTCTTGACGCGATATATTTCGCGTTCCCAATATTTACGTTCCTCTGTACCTTCTTTGTATCGCTTGGCGACAGTTTCTAATGATTTTAGTTCGTCAACAAGAGAAAGCTGACCGTAATATTTCTTTTCTTCAAACCACTTTTTCTCGTTCTCAAAATTGCGTTTGGTAATCTCGTCTTTCACGCGCCAAAACTCTTTTTCGGCTTCCAATCGTTCTTTGGTCCCTTTTTTAAATTGTTTTGCAAGATTGTTCCACCACTTCAACTCGGTTTCGAGGGACACGTTACGAACTTGTTTTTCGTAATCAATCGCCTGTTTACCTTGCTCAAATAGCTTTCGAGCCATTTCCGCGTCCTTTTTCGCTTGAGCATCCTGAACCTTCTTGATTTCAAGATTGACTTTACGAGTTTGATCGGTTGTTTTCGCCCGTTTCAACAACGAACGCAATTCCCTTACGTATTCGGTTGTGTCGATTTTACCCATTTTGAACTTGTACTGCGCGTATTTGAACGCCTCTTCAAACGCCTTTTGCGCTGCTTTCGCTTGTGCTGCCGCTGCTTTGGTTACTTTACTCGTAGACTTTTTGATTCCTTCTGCGACACCAGCACCGATTGGAACACCTACCTCGTCACGCATGACGCGAGATGGTGAATGAATAGCGAGAACCGATTTGAATGTTCTTATTACAGAGTTCGCTATATCCTTTGCTTTATCTACAATCGCTCCAGCCATACTGGAGATTCCTCGGTAAAGACCTTGAATGATGTTTTTTCCAATACTGAATAAGTCTATACCCCTTAAGAATGAGATTATATCGTTCCATACCCTTGTGATAATGGACTTGATATTAGTTGATACCTCATTCACAACATTCTTCATCGTTTGAAATCCAACTCTGATAATTACCTTTAAAGAATTGACAACGGTTGAAATGATACTATTAATGGCATTCCAAACGCCCGTAATGACTGATCTTATGCCGGTCATTACGTTTGTCGTTGTCGCTTTTATGCCGTTCCAAATACCGGTGATAATGGATTTTACTGAGTTCATCGTAAAATTGATGATCGTCTTAATGGTTGTAAATCCGTTTGATACAAGTGTTGAAACACTTGAAACGCTACCTTGGAACAGCGATTTTATATAACTCCATCCAGCTTGAACGATGGTTTTTAAACCGGTGAATAGGGCTTTTCCAAGACTAAGTATTCGACCATAAAGCATTAGGTTAAAAATGTTCCAAACGGCTTGTATGGCACCGACAAAAATATTCTTAATTCCTTCCCACATTTTTGAGAAATTGCCAGTCAAAATGCCAGAAAACAGCTGAATAAGTCCTTGTATGAAAGTCAATGCACCTTGAATTGCGCCTTTGATGCTATCCCATACGCTTACTACAATGAATTTCAAAACAGGCCATATTGCTTTAAATACCGCCATAATCACGGTTAACGATGTATTTATTACGGCCTGTATGAACGACCAAACATTTTGCGTTGCAGCTAAAATAGAACTTTGATTTTGGTCCCAAAATGCTTTAATTTGGCCCCATATTTGCATAATAAAAGCACCGATTGCAGAAATTACGGTGCTAATTGTTGATTGGATAGCTGTCCATATAGTTGTGACACTTGTTCTAAACTGTTCATTTGTTTGATACATAGCAACAAAAATTGCAATCAAACCTGTAATTGCGCCGATAATCAAACCGATCGGACTGGTGAGCATCGCAAAAGCGCTTTGCAATCTTGTTAATACTGTGATTGTTTCACCCGCTTCAGTTGTAATAGGCAAAAACCACTTCACCGCACCCGCAAAAAAAGAACCCACTTGTGCAATTATCGGTGACAGAGCCATGATTTTTCCTGCTAACATAGCAATCGCAGCCCCTGTTGCCGTGATCGCAGGATTGGCCTGTATAAACTGTGCAATCAACCCAGTTATGACGTTAATTGTATCCAGAACCACGGAACCAAATGGCGCAAAGGCTTTACTGAGTTCTAAAATTATCACGGCAATATTCCCGATAATTGATAGTATCGGAGGCCCGTTCGCTCTCACATAGTCAACAAATGCTTGAAAGGCTGCGGATCCGCTAAGTGAAGCTGACCATTCCGCAAATCGTTCAGTTAGTTCTAACAATCCGCCCTGCATCTCGTTTGATAGTGGACTAAAAGCCCTCATAATGTTCATGACACCAAGCAACATATTACCGGCCATTTTCCCGAAGTTCTCTATAGTAGGTCCTGCATCTTTGCCGACATAGTCAAAAAAGGCTTTGACTTCAGTGGTGCCTAGTGACTGGTTCAGTGATTTCATAAGTGAATCGAATGCTTTTGCTGCGCCTTGAATAGCCGGTTCGGATAATTCGAGCAAGGTTTTTAAAGATTGGAGACCGCTTGTAAACAGATTTAAGACCGGCTCCTGAAATCTCCCAGCAAACTCATCCCAAAAAGAAGTGAATTCCTGATAGGACTTCAAAGCTTCCTTTTGTGCGTCAGAAAGCCCGGCAGTAGCAGCTTTCAATTCTTCCATAGCCTTGGCTTTTTCTTTCGCTGAATCAGCTTTTGCAAGCTTTTCCTCGGCTTTCAGAATGTTCTCGTTTGCTTCAAAGACTTCTTTCAATGTCGGAACAGCGACTGCACCAAATCCGGCAACACCTATCCCCGCCGCACCAAACGCGGAACCGAGAGCAAGAACTCCGGCTGTAAGTGACGCGAATGCAGGTATCGCAGCAGGAGCAATTTGAATGGCTGCACCAAGTGCCGCTGTGCGAATTAAGCTTGTATCCAAGTCCCGTAGTTTATCTTTGATGTTTTTGATACCCCTAGATATCCCATTGTCATCAATCTCGGAATCGATCACAACTTTACCATCAGCCATCTTGCTTCACCACCTTTGCGCCTGCCTTGAAGGTTTGAACCAGAGCATCAAACACAGCATCAACATTTCGTTGTTCATCTTCCAGCGCATATAGTTGTTTCATCTTACGGACATGCTGAATATATTCTTTTGAAGCTTCTTTTGCTGTTGGAACTTTCATAGTCCGATAGCCAATAGCTTGTTTGAACGGGGAATTGTCATCTAAATGAGTGAGCAAAGCCTGGAACTTTTTCCAATGCAATTTGCCGTGAAGTTTAAACAAATCAATCTTGTAAACAGCAAAAAAAGACGCATAGATAAGTTCCGCGTCTTTTTTGTAGTCCATGATTTTCTTTTGTTCTTCAGCAGGCTTTTCCAAATCGATTTCAAGATACTCTTTCATCAAAAATTTGAATAGCTCAAACTGTTCATCAAACGGTATTTCCCGCAATTCGTCGTATTCAATTATGAGGATTTCAAGCGCCCATAGAATCTTTTCCCACTCAAGCAATGAATCATCGTCAAACATTTCGAACAAGCGCAAAATGTTATCGAATGCCATATCAACATGAAAAACTTTGCCCTCGTATTCAAAGCAATCATCGTCGAATGTAGATGTTAGAGTGAAGCTCATTTTTGGTTCACGTGATTTTTACGCTTCACGTACTGCTGCCGTTTCTCCTCTCTGTTCCGTCCGCTACGTTCTTTCACAATTTCGGCCAAATACCAAATGAGGTCAAACATATTAGCAAGTGAACGACCGCCTTTTTCATATAGTTCATCAAATGCCCCTTCACCAAACAGCGTATCAATGAGATTTCGAGCAAGTTTTTTTCCTTTCTCAAAATGTTCCCATTGTTCGTCTTTTTCCAGTTTTGTTTCGTCGATTTTCACATATTCATCTACATCCGATTGAAATGAGAGAAACTTCTCTTGATATTCGCGTAATTTATCATCGTTGAATTCGATTTTGTACACTTTCCCTGATATTTCAACTTCTTCATATGTTTTCTTGAATTCAAACTTTCTCATTTGTTATCCTCCTTTAAATATGAAAAAAGAGCCGCTAAAAAGCGACTCTATTAAGGTGTTGGCGGGATGTAATTAGGTTTACCATTGAAGTGAATTTCGAAACTTATCTCTCCCTTACTTCCCGCATCCCCACTAGGACCAGAAATGTTAGCGATTGTGCATTCTCCTTCGAAAATTCCACCATCAGGTTCAGTCCATCGAAATTCAGTACGGCGTGATGGCCCAAGTTCAAGCAATTTGCTGAAAATGAAATCCTGCGCTGCATCTCCATATTTTCGGTGGCCAGTGAACGTCAAGACTGTTTGTGCACCAATTACGTCTGTTTCACCATATCCATCCCCATCAAGATATCTGTCTTGCGATAGTTCTTCGTTATTGTTCGGCTCAACATTCGTAATCCCCGCGGCGATCCGCGCAAAAGTACCAGGTGAAGCGCCGGGTGTTGTATTAATCTCAAACGTATGTTTATTCATTAATTCAAATCCTGCCATTCTATAAACCTCCCTTTTCTAATTCTGCCTTGAAAATTGAGCTGTAAATGTATTCATTATGTGTGGTTTTTTCGACAAAGTTAGGCAAGGTGTAGCACTCACAATTAATAAAAACAAAACTGCCGTCAGCGCTTGTGATAGCGTTGTTCGACAGACCATCTAGTGCTTCAAAAATAGCCTGTATCGTGTCATATGCTTTTTTGTGGTTGATATCCTTCACAAGCACCTGAAAGCTAAATTCAAACGTTTTTCCTTGATCAGAATAGCGATTCAAAACGGATGAAGGTGTTTGACGGATTGCTATTGAACTTGTCGCCGAGTCAAGAATGCCAAATACAATCGGCGTATTCAATGTCACATTTGCTTGCAAAAACTCTTTTAACCGGTCTAAAAAATCCATTCAAACACCTACTTTCCGTTGAAGTATTTCTCATATTGCCGGCGTACCTTTTCAATCCAATCTGGTTTGTGAAGTGCTTTGGCAGCTTCAAACCATAACCCTTGAGCGTTCGGGTTCACGTCTTTTGAGAAGTTATATTGAGGATTGTAGTACAATCGCCGTGCATAAGGCGTATTCCACTCGATATGACCTTCTCCGATCCGGCTGTGTGTTAAAGAACTAGCTTCTAAATATCCCTCTTGCTTCGGAATAAAAAAGTTAGAGTCTTTCAGTACATCTTGATCCAGTTGCATTTGAGCCGCTCTTTTCGCAGCAGTTTGCTTGCTTTTTAGCTTGCTAGTATTCAGATTGACTCTTGTTTTGAATGAAATCATGTCAATTCAACCTCGTAATGATGAAGGGTAAAAGCATAGCAAGGATTAACCTTCGAGACTGTCATCACCTGTCCTTCAAAGGTCACTTTTGATTTTTCCGTAAACGTAAATTCAGCACTGGCGTACGAATTTACAACATCAAAAAACAGCAGGGATTTAAATATCTTTTCCTCTGCAGTATTAGAACGAGTAATATTAGAAACCGGCTGGACAAGAACGTTTGAAAGAGTGACAGGTTCTTTGTAGGATTCACCCCATCCGTCATTGCCTGCGTATTCCTCATATGTGACCTCATGAATGAGAACCCTTTTAGGAATCGGTTTAATCATGGAACATTCACGCCCCGATATAGTAAACCGGTTGGTCTCAAATAGCCGATGACTGCCGGGCTTGTCCGTTGCTCATTTCGAGACAGATTCTTCGCCCCTTCACCTTCCGAATAGCTAAAATTCCCGATATTTACAGATGAGAAGCTACCGCCGCCATGCACAGCAACCTCACCTCCAGCAGTCACCATGTACTCGATTTGGGCAGCAGTCGCCTTTTTCACTTGCTCCTGAATAAACTGTACAAACTGGGTAAACTCTTGGCCATGCAGCAAATATCCAGTCATTTGGTCGATAACATCACTGGCTCTTTCGGCTAAACGATTAAAGGTGCTCTCATCAGCGATGGGAACACCATTGTAATTGTTGTCGTAATATTGCTTATCAATATAAGCCATGATTACTCACTCTTAGTTTCTTCTACTGACTTTTTGAGCTTGGTGTTTTCTGCTTTTAATGCTTTAATCTCTTTTTTCGCTTCTTCTAGTTCTTTTTCCGCGTCCGTATTTTTCAGCCGTTCTAATTCCTCGACCACCTTGTTGTATTCCGCAACAGAGATAGCCCGTCCGCCTGTTGCTCGTTTAATCACTCCACCTTTCTCATCGATTTGGTCATATCCCTGCTGCAAAAAGGCTTCCAAGCGACTTTCTGGAATTTCTAAAATTTTGTTTTGTTTGCGAACTTTAACTACATCCATATATATTCCCTCCTTCATATTAAAAAGAGGGCACAAAGCCCTCTGTCATTACACAGCCGTATGGAATTTTACGCCCGCTGCTTTCTTTTCGATAACAAACACATCCCAGTATTTGCGTTCATAGTACAAATACTTTCCGCCTGTTGCCGCAGTTGGTTCGTCAAGATCAACAAATTCATATTTTTGCGGTGAAATAACGGAAAGTGGATGAACAAGAATCATATTGATTTGTTTAGCTGTTCCGTCTGGTACCGCTCCGTCGGTGAAGTTGTACGCTGTTTTCATGCGGCTGGACGGCACAGTGACGATTGTAACATCATCCAATGAATAGACGTTTCGATTGACGGAACCATTGTTTTGCGTTACCATCAGCGTCCGTTGAATGTCTTGAGCCTGCTTAAGAATCTTTTTAACCGCAGGAGTGACATAAAGAATACGTCCATTTTGTGGCACTTCGGCATCATCCATTTCTTCCATAAATGTGTCGAAGATGGACAAAACGTTGCTTTCAGAAAGTGCCGTCGTATTGGCTGTACCGCCGTAAGCAAGGAACTCGGCGTACAGTTTCGACGCCATGTATTTGTCCATTTCCGGGATTTTTTGTTCATCATTGAACACACGAGTAATATTTGCAATGGACAAAGCCATGTTCGTTTCATCAATGTCTGCCGGGTCCACAAGGGTACGGAATTCTCGGTCGTGTTCTAGTGTTTTTGTTTCCCAGCTATTATCAGCGCGACGTGTGAAGCTTCCTACTACATCACGGTCAACATCGACAAAGCCACCAGTAGTGATACGTGGAATCTGAATCGTTTTTGCGTTAATCCATTTAACTGTTTGGTTATTAGGCGTGTTATACAAAGCATTAAACATTAATCCTTCTGCAAAGCGTTGTTGCAGGGCTTGTTGATAGAGTTCAGCATAGTTTGGCATTCTTTATTACCTCCTAATAGTTTTAATTTTTAAACGCGTTGAGCCACTTCTCCAATTCGGATTGTGGCTGCTTTTGATGTTGCCCTGTTGTGAATTGTGGTTTCGGGTCTTGTTGTTGCGGTTCTTGTTGTGCCTGTTTGAAATGCGGATACTTTTCCACAACTTTTTGGATAGCTGCTTCAATATCTGTTTCTTCGTTGACAAGTGTTTTAGCAAGAATGACAACATCCTGAACATAATCCGCATGAACTCCGGATTTCATGGCGGAAATCTGCGCCTTGAGCGAAGCATTTTCTTCATTGACTGTGTTGAAATTGGTTTCAAGCTCTTGCAAGCGTTCAGCCTGCTTTTGTGCTTCGGTCTTTTGGCTTTCTTGCCACTCTTTGAATTTTTGAAGGCCTTCTTTCGCGGAATTGAAATCTTCAATTCCTAACTGCTTAAGCAATTTTTCTTGTGCCTTTTTCGCTTCTTTCGCGACGATATTGTTTACATCGTCTTGTGTGAAGGTTTTAGGTGGATCCTGTTGATTTTGTTGATTTTGCGGTTGTTGGCCTTGTCCTCCATCTCCTGCCGGCGTTTGGTTAGGAGGTTGATCCCCTTGGCCGCCTTGACCACCTTCTCCACTATCTCCGCCGTCACCATCAGCAAAAAACTGCAAATTTAAACGCAACAAACCTTCGTCATTAATTGGCTGACGATATGCCATTGCTTTTTTAATTTCCATGATAAAACCTCCCATAAGGGTAATTTCTTTCGTTTTCTTTTACGCCCACCCCGAATAAACGGGCAATCTATTAATAACAAGATTATTTAACGTTTGTTCCTTCTACACCGCGTTTTTCTCTTCCTAATGTACGTTTTCTAAGCCATAGTAAAGCTTCTTCTAATGCAGTGATAGCCAAAGCATTTTCCCTGCATCTGTACTCGCTTTTTTGAAAATGTTCTAAACGACAAATTACCATGGAGATTAGATCCTCGTTGCTCACTCCATTTACTCCATGTTCCTTTATTGGGCCTTTTTGAAACTTTATATCCTGCAAATGTTCAAAAGTGTCTCCATTACCTTTTAAGGTTTTGTTCCCGTAAACTGAAAAAACGTGAGGTGCATTAAATTCAGGCTCATCGTGATAAATAGTCGTGTACTTATCGGTTAATAAATCATGTTCTAACTTTTTCATTTCTTTTTGCCTCCCACTTTTTACTCAAAATAAAAAGAACCTATCCAAAATAGTTAGGTTCTTGCGGTTTTTTAAGTTCATTTATTTCCTGCTGGAGCTGCACAAGATGATAAGACATGCTCTGAATAATCTGCTCTTGCTTTTGCAACTCATTTACATGACTTTCTAATTGCTCGATCCGCTGTAGCAAGTTTTCCATAACAAAGTTTTGCGCAACGTTTACCTTATTGAGCGTTTCCGTTACTTCATCAGTTTTCTGAGCTTGTCCTTTTTGATATGGCATCCAATCCCGCTGCCCGCCATTTTGCCCTTGTTTCACATTAAGATTAAAAAACATCCCTGTCGGATTCAAAACACACAAATGAACTGTTTCGTCATCGACTACACCTGTAACAATAGCCGCTCTTTCTTCTGACTTATATTCCCCGTTTGGAGTTCCATAACTTTTGTAGTACACAATTCTTCCTACTGTTGGTTTCATTAAAAAAAACCTCCTTAATAAGCTATCAAACTTCCATCAAAAACCCCAATCTAACTTTGATAAAACGATATGATTGATTATTTAACAATCATTTAATCACCTGCGCTTAAGAAAATATCATTTTTAGCAGATTCAATCATTCCCAATCTTTCAAGAAAAGATATATCACCAATTGCACCGGTAATGAATTCACCATCATTCAACATAATCTGAATGGTAAATCCTTTAATTTTTCCATCACGGTAAAGCTTGTTAATTTCTTCAATTGACCAAGCAACATCGTTTGATACTAGATTTTCAACGAGCACGGTATCACCGCCTTAATTATTAGGTATCTTACTTCCGTCAAAATTCCCTCGATCTCTAACCTTAACAAAACGATCTATCGGATTATTTGACGATTCTGGATTAGTAGATTTCGTTTTACTATTTTGCGTTTCTTTTTTGGATGAAGAAGGAGATCCACTAATACGTGGATTATTTAGCGCTAATTGTTCACGCGAACGGTTTCTGGTTCTACCTGTTTGCTTGAAAAATTCTCGCATGTTTTCTTGTGCCTGAAGAACTTTTTCGCGCGCTTTCTTCATACCTTCTTTATCATGCAATGCTTCCATCATGTTATATTCTCTCTTAGCCTTCCGGATCTGCCTTTCAAGATAGCGTTGCTGTTGGCTTTCCTCATACGCTTTTCGGTTTTTTTCGGCATCATAAGGTTTAAACCTCTGCTTCGTGATGCCAGGAATAAACGGATATTTCACATGACGGCAGTTAATGCCGAACAACCCATCAGGCTGGCCGTATGATGTGGAACTGAAAGGCGGGTATTTGTCGCTTGTTCCACTCAAGGAAAAGATTCTGCCTTGATATGGAGCACATTTTGGTCTTGCTCCCATATGAGAACTAACCTCAATCAAATCCACCCCATATTCCGCCATACGGGCATCCTGCATGTCATTTGCAATATTGTTGCTCATGGTTCGAGCAATCATACTTAAGTATCCTTCCGTACTCCATTTTCTCCCCGCCTTATCAATGAGTGCCGGTATCCCATCATTTGCCCACTTTGCAGCTACTTCTCTAAGCGCTTCTCTCGGAGTTTGAACACCGGCTAATACTTTCCCTACCGTTTGGTTCACAATGTCCAAATATGCCTGTTCTGCTTGCTGAATAAGCGTTGTGTTTACGAGATTGAAAGTGTTCATTGCCTGCGCTTGATATGCACTCAAAATCGCTTGTAAAGAAGTGCTTACTTCCGGTCCTGTTGGAGGTTGAATCGCCAACCCTAATTGTACCGCTTCCTGCAAGTCACCTTCATATTCCTGAACGGTTGTATATCCTGCTTGCTCTAACATTTTCGTAACTTCATCAATGGACAAACGAGCATACTTTGCAATCATGATGATATTTTGTTGAGTCAGCGCTCCGAGTTCTGATAGTTTTTGAACTTGCCAGGAATGGATATCTTCATCAAACAAACCCTTGTGCTTTTTCAATCGTTTCGCAATGTTAATGAGGATCTGCTCCTCGATAGCAAGAAAGACCTCAACAACAGGCATCGTTAGTTGCTGCTGTTTGAGTGGATCCATTTAATAAACCTCTGTCGCTATCACAATTTCATTAAAGAAAGGCGCCCTATTAATCCAATACGATCCATACATTAGATCGTATTTTGGTCTAACTTTGTACCAATGGCCACCTTTTATTTTTCTGTAAAATTGAATGCCGCTTAAAAAGTATTTAATTTCCCATTTTATACGGATCAAACTTATTCACCTTCCGAATTTCTGTTTTTACTCATCCCAAAAAAGTCAATCGCTTCGGCTGTTGCCGTTTGCTGTTCTTCCCGGATTTCTTTCAGCAAGCGCTCAGCTTCTTCTTCTGTAAGTCCATGAATCTTCATGATGGCTTTTTTCTTTGAAGTAAGCCCGTTGCTAACAAGCTGAATCTGCTTATTTATTTCGGCTGTCTGATCTTCTGCAATGGAATCATCAAATGTGACAGTGACCTCGTAATCTTCTGGGCCAGCAAAAATACCGTATAATTCCGCAACCTGGACGATAACTTCCACCAATTCCTGCAGCCCGGCTTCAATTATCGTTTCATGCCCCTGTTTTGTGCGGAACGTCTTACTATTTTCTGAAACAACCTCCGTAGCTGTTTTAACCCCTTTTCCATCGAAAGTGAAGGAGCCAGCACTAAACCCAATTTGCATGGCCAAAATGTTTAACAGGGAGTTGATAGCCGAAATGTGCTCCTCTACCCTCAACGCAACGGAAATGTCTTTGATTCCGTCCGAATCCTGGTCAAAGTTAAAAGCTTCATAGACTTCATCATTGGCATCAAAATAACGATTCATCTGGCCGGTTTGTGGATCAACGACCGTTTTAATTGCTGTAGCAGGAACAAGAATCCGTTTCTTCCCCAGCCTAAACTCACGCTGATAGCTGTCAAAAGCAATATCCAGCGAATGAAGCGTGTCCAAGGCATTAGCAAAGACGGATATTCCCAAAGGGCTTGTAATGTCGATATTGTTCGCTGTATTCGGCTTGAAATAGACAAATAATGGCCGTTTCAGATTCTCAATAGTAGCTTCTTCTTTAAGGTTTGGGAAGAAGTCTTTCAGCGATACTTTAACACCTAAATCCGTGCTATTATTGCTCTCGTACACTTCATTCTTGATAACGTACTGATCACCTTCCCACAAGTGCCATTCTAAATGGGTATACTTCTTGTTCCCTTTTCTGAACTCATTGACAAAGACACCCTCGTTGATTCCTTTGTTATCCCATCCTAGAGGGATAAAACAGTCAGCCGTTACATATGACAACTTAATTTGGTCATTTTCCGCATATGCTTTGATGACCATTCCGCCAAGGGCAAAATTGTATTCGAGATAGTCCTGAAATTTTTTATAAAAACTATTAGTCTTGAAGACTTGCTTGATATTTTCTGACAACTGCTCATCAGAAATACTAATCTCACATTTTTCATTGAACACGAGAGTTGCTAGTTCTTGGGCAACCACTTTAGGCATATTCAGCGTTTTCATTGTCCGTGTTTTTTGGCCATTAATCGTTTGATATTGGACCTTGTGCCATTTCTCATAGTAGCCCTTATAGAGTGCCTTCCAAATATCAATTTGCTGATATTGTTCCTCACTGACCTGAATATCCTTGTGATCCGCCAGCTTCTTTATGCCTTTTATCAATCCCATCCTGTACATCACCTGCCTTATCTTGGCGATTAGGCTTTTAAACACCAAATCACACCCTTATAGCACATATCGTTTGTAAAAGTAGTTCACACTGTATCTAAATTCATCCATTGCATGGTTAAAATCATCAATCGGTTTGCCGTTTTCATCCCGACTGTACATACCAACCTCTTTTATGAAGTTGTAATGATCGTATTTATCGTTTTCTACAAGGAAAAATTGCTCATTGGTAATGGCGTTCTGAGCACGTTCAATCCCAACCTCGATTCCTTTTGAAGAACCTTTTATATCATGAGCATTATTGTTCGCCGGCCGTGTATCTATTCCAATCAAATGCAGCTCCTCGCGCAATGACTTACAGGCAGGGTCCACAAAGAACTCCGTATAACGCATCTGGAACTTCTCTACACACCAATTCACAAAAGCTTTGATTTCCCTTGCATAAACGCTCATGGCTTTTACTTGGCCAGTTTCTGAACCAGAATGATAATAATTAGCAACCCTGTTCAATCGGAATTTGCCGTTGTATCTCGTAACAATATTGCAAGAAACACTTGTTGCATCCCCCTGCCCACCGTCAGCTGTAAAAAACATTTCGTACGGTTCGCCCAAAAGCGTAGATAAAATATGCTTGTCCATATCGAACATGCCATAAATAACACCTTCGGGCATGACGCGCTTTCCATACCAGTCACGCTGCAGCAAGTACGGATTCTTTGAAAGAGTTTCATAGATTTCTTGCTTTCGTTCTTCCGAGATAATCGGATTGTCCTGGATAGTCCAATGCTTCCAGCGTGTTTTCTGAACTTCGAACACTTCTTTGATAACCGGGTGGTTCGGCGGAGGCGGGTTTAAGTCTGCCAAGTGATACCGCATCTTTGCGGCAAAAGTACGGCGAAAACATTCCTGAATCATATTCATGTGCAAAAGATTAATCTCACAAAAAATGACGGATCCAAGCGACATACCAGTGATAGCTTTTACACTATCGACTTTCCCCCCGCCTTTGTAATACACTTTCTTAATGCCTGTAGGCGTATAAACTTCCAAGTAATCTCCTAACCTATCGCTTTTGGGCTTTGCTAAATCTCCAAAAATGTGAATTAGTCCTGTTCCATCACCGTCAACAAAAAGACGATAAGCCTGTTCTTGGTTATAGGCCACAATCAAGTGATTTTCATCAGGTGTAACCGTCAAATAATAAGCAAAGCGAAAGTGTCCAGCTGTCGTTTTCCCTGACCGCGGCGTTCCCTCATTTACTTCAAGAGTCACGTCAAATGGCGCACGGATGATTTCTTTTTGTTTAGGAGAAAACTCAATCATCACTTGTCACCACTTTGATAAGGGCATCAAGTTTAGAAGTATCCTTAGCAGCACCTTTAAGCTGTTTAGTACGCTCTTCAATGAATTCTGTTTCTTTCTTGGTTTTCTCGATGCCGAATTTCATCTGTTCAAGTTTTAATCGGCGTTCATCGTTCATGCTTGCCATCTCTTCAAACTGCCTAATTAAGCTTCGCAATTCGGACATGGCCCTGGATTGAGCGTTTAGGAAGGTAGCATGACGATCCCAAGCGAATTGGAATTCGTATTCTCTTTCAACATAAGTTGGAATTGATTCAATATTCCCATCCTTATCTTTGCTGCTTTCCAATTCCGTTTTCTCTTTCTTGAGCTCTTTAATCATTTCATCTTTTGCTTCAACAAACATAATTTGCTGGGCTCTGATGATGGCAGCATATTGTATTTGGATTTGGTCCCATATTAAATCAGCAGGACTTTTTTCTTCTAACATTCCCATGATCTCAAGCGTTTCTTGTGGGATGTATTTAGAGAAAAAACCATGCTTCGTAGCATTTTGATTATTCTTTGGAGCTCCATGTCCTTTTGCATTTTGATTGCCGGGTTGACCGCCACGTTTTTTTGTGTGCACACTTTTTTCTTTTGTATGCACACCATCACGAGACCATTTATAACGAGTCTTCCAGGATTTCACCGTGTTTATAGTGACACCGTATTTTTCGGCGATGTCTTTATATTTCATGCCTTTCAGGTAATCCTGGTAAGCCAATTCCTTTTGATCGGCCACTACATCTCACCCACCTCCAACTGTTATTCGTTTGTTTTGGAGCAAAAGAAGAACTCCGAAGAATTACATCACTAGAATAGGCATATAATAAAATCAGTCTCTCCGGAAAGGAGGGTAGTTTGAGTGAAAGAAACATTAAGGCGTATCACTTCCTTAAGGATTTCGTTCTTGTTTTTAAGAATCGAAATGACCTTTAGGAAGTAAGTATTATAGGCTTACTCGTTCACCTTAATTATTTAGGGCGCATGAGTAAGCCTATAATTAATCAAATTATAATAATAATGACTTTATTTGCTGAAATTATTTCTTCAAATAAAAAAGCACCCCGAAGGATGCTCTCAAATTTACTCTTCCTTTTTTAATTCTAAATAGACAGACTTCTCATATAATCCATCAATTCTTACTACATATTCTTTAAGAACCTCTTCTAAAGAATAAATACCGCCTGGGGATTCGCCTTTTTTTAAGCGTTCTATTTTATGTTTCACTATGTCTGTGAAGAATTGACCCACTGCCACTTCTTTATCATATTGGGAATTAACCTCATCAACGAAATCATGAGTTAAAATTCGGTTAAAAGAATAATATACAACAGCGTTAACGAGAGTTAATTGTTTGCCATAAACACTTGATGCAACATAATAATTTCCTAACTCGTCTCTAATTAAATCACGGTTAACTAAGATTTTCATAAAATCATCCTCCCTATTGTTTCAATAAGAAGTTTCGACATATTCTATGAAAATCCTTTTAAGAAAAACAATAAAACACCACCGAAAGGTGGCGTTCAAAAGAAAATCAGCTTACCAACCAGGGAGCTGCTTCCGCTCCGTCCTGCCTCCCATTTTACACAGCCGACTTTTTATTTTGCAAAATTGTATCATTTGGAACATCTGGAACATTTTTCGTTAACTGTTCAACAATTGAATCTTTCAGTCTCCGAATATGTGAGTGAGACAACCCCATATGCATGCCGATCCATCTGTAACTTTTCCCTTCAAGCAGCCAGTGCAGCACTTCAAATTCACGCTCATCTTGAATGACATGAATACGTTCTTGAATGATTTTGACCTTTTTCTCATATTGCTCAATTTTCTTCCAGCGTTTCTCTCGGCGCAAATACTCCCTATAAATCGGATCACTCGTAGTTCCCTTTCCTTTTGGCATTGAAGCTTCAATTCCGTACTTGGAGGTAATGCCTTCCCCGGCTTCTTCCATTGATTCCCGCATGATTCGGATTGAGTTTATCATCCAATGATAATCCTTTAAAATTTGCTCAATTTCTTCTTTACGCATATTTGACCTACCCACCTTCTTATTTCTGCCTGAACGCCCCGCCTTTGCCCCGTGAATACCGAGGGCGATTCATACCCATGAGATATATAAGGTCACTTTTAGAAAGCTTATCCGTTTTCTTTACTGCCGTTTTTTTCTCCGAAGGCTTTTTCTTTGGCCGTTGAAAAGAATTTTTCTTTTCCCATTCTTTTAATTGATCTCTTAACGATAAATTCATATACTCAACTCCTTTAGTTGCCAAAATCTCGCTTTTTGGGTAATTCAGTTGCAAAGAGTAGAACAATAATAAAAGGACACCAATCAGGGCAGGGTTTTCCTGCTCATGATTAGTGCCCTCGATTCTTTCGTAAGGCTTTTATATTCTTGATTTCAAATGAACATTATCTTCGTAATGCGAATTAATCCACTTTTATCAAAAGAACCTTATCCTCGTACAATCCATAAGGAATATAGTAGATGTTGTCACCGGACCACTTTTTAGCCCCTACACTTTCTAAGGCCTCCTTCTTACTCATACCATCAGAAATATACTTTTTAATTAAATCCGTTATCTCTTTTGCAAATGGATTCATAATTACCTCTCCTTTTTCTTATGTCTCTTTTTGTGTCGAACACGTTATCTTCGTACTGTTCACTAAACAAAAGCTACTGTTTCTTCTTCTACCTCGTCATAAACAGCAATCCAAGGGACTGTTTTTAGTTTCTTTCCGCAAGATTCGCACTCTAATTCTTCAAAATAATAACTTGATTTCTTACTATTTACGACATCTCTTAAGTCGTAGTCTGCATAATCAAACCCCATAGGATTTTTGCACTTTGGACAAGGGAAAGTTAATACTGGCATTTTTATTCTCCTTTCTTATTACACAGTTTGTGTCAAATCCGCACCCTCTCACTCTTAATCACATCTAAAACCTTCCCGTCTTTCCATACTGCCGTATATTCACCATAGCCCGTTTGAGGGGCTTCAATTTTCGTAATTTTTCCGTCCTTTACTACATACAATGAGTTATCCATAAGACTAATTTCCGCAGTCATTTTTTCAACATTCACGTTCACCAAGACCCCTCCCATGGTATAATTTAAGTGGGAGTGCCGGGAGAGATCCTGGCTTTTTTAATTTTTATTAAAACTCAACACTTTTTCCTCATAGTAAAGAATACCCCACTAGCCCGCATTTGATTTTAAACCTCACTCACTGATATTCTTTTACCAAGGGCTTCCATCCGAACCTAGGAGGAAAATGTTTTGGCATTAGTTAGAGGAAGTAAAGTAAAATTTGATTCAGAAATCTATGTGATTTTTTGGATTTACAACAATGGGTATTGCGAAATTAAGAAAGATCATGATATTAAGTTAGTTACACTGTCTGATCTTACACCTCTAGATAATACAAACATTAAGTAGAATTCTCGGTTTTGGAGCCCTATTAAGCACTCATTTCTAATCGAATGGGTGCTTCTTTTTTTGCATTTTGCATCAACTGGTACGATATTACTTTTGCATACAAAATTTTTATTCAGGTAACAATATCCCCAAAAAGGGGGATTCTAAATTGGCGTATAAAGTTGAAAAAACTATTTTAGTCTCGTCTTGGATTGTTACGCTTTTATTATTAATTCGATTTGTACCAAGGGATAAAATTCGTGAAGCACAGATACCGTTTTTATTTAAACAGATTGTAACTTGGCTTTTTGGATTAATTGTGGTAGAGAAAGGTCTAATTGAATATCCTTATCGACTTCTCTTTAAGAAAACTTATAAAGGGAGTTTTTGTTTTGAATATTTTATTTACCCAGCATTATGTGCTTTGTTTAATCTTTATTATCCAGAAAAAAGAAATGCTTTTATAAAAGGTCTTTACTATTTTTTCCACACATCACTTATTACAGTTTTTGAAATAATTGCTGTAAAGTACACTAAGCTGATTCAATACAAAAAATGGACCTGGTACTGTAGCTTTATTACAATATGGATTACTTATTACATATCCCGTTTATACTATAGATGGTTTAATAAAAATCAATTTTCGAATGCATTAACACCATAAAGCGATTAAGGTAATCGCTTTATGGTAATTTCACGATTCTCCATTCTGTCCCCCCCTTAATTATCACAATGCTTATTTTGTTTCCTTATAACAAACCTTCTTAGAATATGGACAAGTATGTCTGCATATCTTTCCCATAAACCCCAAAGAAGGAGGTCATTAAGTAATGACATCAATTGAAGTTTTCGGATGGACATTATCAAACATCTTAGGGATTATCTTTATTATTTCTTTAGTAGCACTATCAAGAAAACCTAGTACTAAAAAGAAAATGACTCAATTCTATGATTAAAGAAAAGATAACCAGGATAAAGGGACAACACATTAGCTGTAACTGGCCATCCCTCTTAAAATCAGATGTATGATCAACTTATTTTTTGGAAAAACTATATCCGAGCAAGGCAATTATCCCATGTCAAAATTAATTCCATATCATTGCCTTGCTCGCCCATGCTTATTTTTCTTCAACAATGACAGTAGCGTTATAAATCAAAACGCGTTTCCCATTTATGTCGAATTTGATTTTGTTTCCATATTCATTGACTTCAATATCGAATTTCCCTTCGTAGCGTTTAATCTCGTTTCCATTTGAGTCATAGACAGTAGCCACTCGTTCCAACCCTCCAAATTCTGAATCTATGTCCTTTTTTGCTCTTTCAAACGATTCGCAACCTGTCATACTCACTAATGAAAGACCTAAAGCCAACATGACCGCCAATTTATTTTTCTTCATCATTGTTTTCCCTCCAATAATTCTGGATTTTCGTACACAAAACTTAATCTCTCTCATACTCAGAACCTCCTAATCTAATAAACTTCCTTGCTGAACCTCACCATATTCCCGGGCAAACGTACGTTTCATTAATTCTAATACATTACTGCAATACCTTTTTGGAGTATGACTCAGCAATCCGTCCATACCATATAGTTCGATAAAATCGTAATTAATCAACTCATCTATCGATTGGCAAAACCCGGTTTTTGGAACAAAAGATTCGCCGTCGAAATACCCTCGATATTTGGGATGCGGACCACTATCTTCGTTATAAGCAAAGACAAAAATTTTGTTTTTCAAACGTCTGCCCCCTTTCTATGAAACTTAATTACCAATAACTCAGATTCAGTAAATCGACTCGGTTATTAAATCGATCAATGTATTCAATCCATTTATAAAGATTGTCACCACCTCCGTGGAACTTCCTGGCATAGGAAATAGGGAATTTCTTATTGCCAGTCAACTCACAGAAAAACAGGCTTCCTCCTATCCTAGCTATAAATTTCTTTTTGTCTTTAATGTGATAAGCAGTAATTCGGAAGTCTCTTTGGGGTTTTCTATGACCAAAATGCTTCTGGATCATTTCCTGTAGACACAAGCAGTGTTCGATTTCCAGGTCCTCCAAAACTTCTTTGAACAACTCTAACTGCACGATCACCACTCCTTGAAAACTCTATACAAACGGAATTTCCTATCCTTCCTTTCCAAACCTCTGCAAGAAAAACTCCCGAACTTTCCACGCTGTCTTTTCACCTATGCCTGGTATTTCTTCGAGGTTTTCCAGGATATTCACCAAATGTTCGATATCTGATTTCCTCTGCTCTTTAGCTCCTGCTGAAAATCCCCGGTTCCATGCTTCCATCAGTTTTGGATCTATGGGAGAAGCAGGTTTCTTCTCCCGTTTGATTTTGCGAAGTGATTTGCCCATGGGATCCCTTCATTCTCTCCAGCAAATTAGTTGAGGCCGTCCAGTATATTTAAAATCTTTTCCTAAAAACTGAGCAAAAGTCATTTCTTTATAACCTGTTTCAGTCTCAAACCAACCTACGGAATCTAATGAAATTTCTTCAACATTCGGACCCTCATCGCCGTAATAATCTTCATCAATTCTGTTCATATGATCAGCAATTGCTTCTTCTTTTGTTGTGGCTACAATGTATTCGGGCCTATCGTCACCGACTGCGAAAATTTTAAAATCAGGCAGTAAGGTTACGTTATCAATTTCAAATTCTGTATCATTGTAATTCCAATCATTATGATCCATATTGTCAGCAGCACGTTTAGCAGCTTCATCAATGGCAGGGTCATTGTTGCCCTGAAAATCTCCCTCAACGATGACTTTTGTTGTGAAAGTTTGAGTAATAGATAATTCCACTTCAAATTTTTTCATTTCTTTGTTCCTCCCTTTTTATCGCACTATATTTGTCAACCGCGAATCTTCGGAATCTCATTCCCGTCCATGGTTCACCTTCATCGTTCAGATTATCTTCGAATTGTGCATTAAAGAAAATCGTAAAATAATGCTTTGCATTCTCCGCAATAGTGTAGTCTTTGATTTTCACTAAATCGATTTTTCCAAGACTGTACAAATGGCTCTTTGCCAAGTGGGAATAATGCTCTTTGTTGTATAGGCTTAACTTCGATAGCTTCATAATCTTCTTCGTCTATTGCTTTTTTACAGTGATTGCAAGTATAAGTCATCATGTAAGTTCACCTCCTAATTTTCGTACTATTCACTAAATCTCTTTAACAAGTGCTACCGAAGCACTAACATAATTACATCCCAATCTCTTATATTTTTCTTCAAGCTGTGTAATTGCTTCACGAACGGCACTGAAGCTATCGCCGGCTTCCACATAAACTGTAGGTTTTGCACTGATATGCCCCACTCCATCATTTGCTCTTACATTGCAATGACAAATAAAGTTCTTCACATTCTCACTCCTTCGCAATATGTGTCAACCACGAATCTTCGGAACCTCCGTTCCGCCAAAATGTTACACCCATTTACCACATATTAGGCATTCATCATGGTCTGGTTGCATAACAGCTTCTCCAGGGATATATGACCAAACTTCATGTGTAATAGGATGGTGACAGCGCGATTTGAATCGTTCAAATCTATCATTGTGACTATCATGCTTGTATTTGCATTTTGGACATTGGATGAATTCAAATGCGATGATTTCGGCAAAATCAAAATCAAATATCACTTCACGATGTTTGTAATAAACATCACCCTTTTTAAACTCACGCCCGCACGTTTGGCATTTCCGTTTTAACCTTCTGGAAGCAACTCTCCTTTTCATTTCATCACCTCAGTTTAGGAATCTCATTCCCATCAGATTATCTTCGTTACTGTGCACTAATCTATGAATAACTGCTTTAATTTATTGCCTTGTACGATAAAGTCTAATGTATCACCGTCTGCATTAACTGGATGAATATAAAATGTTACAGTGCCCAGAGAATCTTTTGTCACACGAATTGCGTGGTCAATCACACCTTTTTCTAAGTTTTCTTTCAAATATTGTTCAAGATTTTTTGTCATTTGATATCTCTCCTTTTTTTTGTTGCACAGTCTTTTCTTATCTGTTCTTCATCGGTATGCTTCAACCGCTTATCTTCGTATTGTTCACTTAGTCATTATTGTTTTTAATAAATTTACCTTCTGCTACCAAATGATTTTCGCCTTGACAATACGGGCAAGAGTGCATAACTGGTGTGGGATAAACCGCATAAATATTTTCGCAATTATCACATTGGAATAAATCCATCTTAATCATTTTTAAACCTCCGTTGTAACGTAATAGGTCAACCCCGAATCTTCGGAACCTCCGTTCCGCCCAGCTTCTTGCAATCCATCCCGTACCGGCTGGAACATCTTTTGTATAGGGAACAGCGTAACAGGCAAGCCATTAGCCTGTCTTCATCCTTCATCCACGCCGGCCGGTCGTCTGCGATTAGAACGTTTTGCACGGGGCTTCCCTGCCTTTCTTTTCATCTTTTTCAGTTCGTCCAACTCAATCCAGCCGAATGACTTGTTATAAGTAATAAGCTTTAAACTGTGCTCATATTTCTTTTCAAAAAGCTTTCTCTTGATCGAAAAATCTCTCGTTTCATATCCTTTTACATCAATAACTTCAATGCTTCCATCAAGGTTATGAATCTCGAAATCTGCAACATATTCAATTTTTCGAAAATGCTTGCCATTCTTTTTGAAAGCTTCCTGGAGTATGTATCTTGGTTGCAACTTAAAATCCTTTATTTGCTTTGCTTGCTTGAGCCATTTCAGCTGCTCGTAATATTTGGCCTCGGCCTTGCTGTCAAAAGTATGGCCGTCAATGGTGACTTTCTTGGATCCGTACTTAGTGATTGCCATTACTTCACCTTCTGTGTTTCTGATTGATATTCCGCCTCTTTCAGCTTCCTTGCACAAACAGGACCCATACCACGTTCAATACTTTTCTTGCTTCTTAACTGACGATTGCAAATAGGACAAATCAATGTTTTAGCCCCCTTTCAAATTTTTCTTTCAACTCTTCATGTGAACATTTGAGACCAGGGACGTGTATTCTTTCTCCGCCGCCTTCCAAGCGCTCATACATAAACCCTGTAACATATCCTGCTTTGTATACCTTTTCGACAAACACATAAATATTGGGATTTTCTTTGCTTGTCCAGTAACCGTGTAACCGTTCCTTGGCCATCTTAGGATCCTCCCTTTACTACATGTTCCGCGCTGCAATTCGTACATATCGCGATTAGACCCTCATCCGTTTTTCTTATCGAAAAAACAGAATTACAACATGTTTCTCCGCGGTTAGGTAGTTTTTTCAAGCACATCAAGAAATTCTTGGACCGGTTAATACTGTTTTCGATCATTTCAGTCATCAATATCCGTTCACCTGCCTTCTATGATTCTCTGAATTTTTCTTCATGTATGCTTCTTCAATTTGTTCGCATGTGAAGCCGATCATTTTTCCAAGCCCTATGAATAGATCAAAAATTTCAACATAATGCATTTCATATGGCTTTTCATAAAACTCTATAATGGCTTTATTTAACGCTATAAACTGTTCTGTTAGGTCGTGATATTGTTCACCTTCAAATTCCCAATCTTCAGGATCAAAACCTATGTCTAATCCAATCGACAAGATGAAATGCAAGCAGTCAGCGAATTCTTCAAGGAGTGGGTTTTTAGTGAGTTCTCCATCAACGCAATTAGGAACAGGACAAGGAGAAGGAATTTCACCTTCAAGAAACCCTAATCCGTTACAATACTTGCAAACCTCATACTCAACCAATGTTCTCGGCTCCTGGTCATAACTCCAATATTTAAACTCTCGCCATTCATTAAGTAATTCGCCCAGTTCGCTGTATAAAGCAAGAATCTTCTTTGCTAGCCGATCCTCACCGGGTTGACGTGGATGCTTTTTTTCGATATTGTCATCCAGCTTGCGTTGTAGTTCAAATAATTTTGATAGGTTCATGCGATAGCTCCTTTCGCTCCAGTTACTAGCCCCAAATCTTTCAAACTTGTTTTCTGGTAAGATGGGTTGATCTTTGCAATCCCTCTATGAAATTGCCGGCTGATCCAAGCTGCACCATTCTGTTTGTACATCTTTGCAATTTCGTGCATGGAATATCCTTGCGTGAAATACAGAAGGATTTCTCTTTCGCGCTGGGATAATTTTTTAAACTGTTCCTCTAAGAAAAGTTTGTTGATTGTTATCTTCTCCGGATTTTTCGTTTCGTCGATAAGAGAGTCTAAGAAAGTTGAATCGTTATCCTCGTGTTTTTGTACATCGAGGGAGAGAATATTTTCATAAAGTTTTCGTTTTTCGGCATTGATTTTTTCTAAATGATGAACAAACTCCGTTTTGATGTTCATGTAGGCAAAGGTTTTGAATGAACCCTTGCCGACTTTATAGTTTTTTAAAGCCTGAACAATACCGATATATCCAATTTGGTAAAGATCAGAAAAGTTATATCTTCGTTCGGGATCCCATCTGTCGAACATTTTATTGATTAAATGCTTAATTAGATGGTCAAACAAGTTTCGGTTCAATGCTTCTGTTACTAATCCATCGATATGCCTTTCCGGTACATGCCAGTCATTTTCGATGATGTTCCATAGCTGCTCATCGGTAGCAAGTTCCCATCTCATCGAGCCTCTTCTCCTTTCAATCCGCCTTTGCGTCTATCAATCTTGTCCTCTCGGGCCAAATGAATCAGAGCCAACAATACTTCGTCCGGATCTCGTTGGAAGTGTTCACCTATTTTTGCAACAGGAACACCTTTTTGCCACATTTGGACCATTTCTTGCAGCTCCCATGAGTCCCAAACAAAATCCAAATCTTCCAGAACGATGGTTCTGTTTTTTCTAGGTGATTTGAAGAAATAATCACCGCAAGGTTTCTTCCCTCTCATCAAAACCACCGGTTTTCAGGCGATTCCCGAAAGTCCACCTTAACCAACTCAAGCCGCAGGTCGTAATAATCCAGATCGTAAATGCTTGTCCCATCCTTCGTTGCAGTGATGCCTTTTTCGAGCAGACAAGAAATGAATATTTGCCGTTTTGCTTCCTTTGTCACCATCACTTTGTCGTAGAGAATGCCCAACATCCTCACCTCGCTTTCAAAAGAGCTTCTAAGAAGGCGATGCGTTCTTGGGCTTGTTGGAGTTGTTTTGCGAATTTAAACTTTTCCCTTAATTCCTGCCCGTGTAATTTGTCATAACTTTCTTTTAAAATTGTTTGAAATTCCAAAGAACTCTTTAATGCTTCATTCTCCGCTTGTAATTCCTTAACAGTTTGAATGAGCCAATCCCAATCCTTTTTCAAACGAGTCCCATCAAACACCGTTTTATGATTCAAATAAAATGCAATTGGCCCTAAATCCGTGCTCTTCAATTTTTCCAACCGCTCTTGATCGTTCATTCCGTTTCCTCCAAACACTTAATCGCTTTTTTTAATTCTGCTATTTGTCTTTCGATTACTTGATAGTTAAAGGCAATAACATTCTCAGGTCCGTACTCAACTATTTTTTTGTGGGCAAACAAAGAATTATTAAATTTAATACTTTCAAATAATTCATGTTCTAATCGTGCTTTTTCTGCTTTTAATACAGTCAGTGCATAGTTCATATTTAAAAACCCCTTTATAATTTAATAATTCTCCAATTGATTGGTTCACTCATTAACCGCAAAACAAACTCTGCTGAACGTTCTGTTTTAAATTTTTGCGTTTGATTCAAGTCATTAGTTGTCTTACCACGTTCTAACCAATAAGCATAACCGCCATTTACATTAGCGATGACATAATTCTCACTCTTGTCCAATTAAATCCCTCTTTTCCGTTAATTCTAAAAACCATTCTTTGTCGTTCATGTCTAAAGCTAAATTAATTAAAAATTCTAATTGTTCAGGACTGTAATAAGCTTCAATGGGAGCTGGTTTGAGTTCTCTAAAGTGATGAAAACCTACATGTCCTTTAAAAACTTTCCCCCTCTATCTCTCGTAAAATAAACTTTTGCTTCTTTTGCTACTCCGTAGTCATAAATATGTGTAATGCAACCAATTTTCCCATCGTAGATTACCCAATCACCTTCTTTAAGCATCTTCACCCATCCACTTCCTCGTGTCGTACGTAAAACCCGCAACACATTTTTGACGATTGGCTTCAATCCCCCACTCTTCCCAGCCGCAGTCTGGGCAATAGGAGATGATCATTTCCATCACGCCCCTTTTTTCTCAAAATCCTTTTCAACAAGCTCGATCCGCCTTTGAAGATCATCCATCCGAGTACGAAATTTTTCTTCCGGCTCAGGTCCGCAATTCGGGCATGTATAAACGTACTCAAAAAAACTATCAATCTCGTACACTACATGAGTGCCGTAGCAAAGATCACACATTCTCTTTCACCTTTTTCAAAAATTGTTTTTTCCTGTAATCCGTTCCGTTCATGATAATTGGCTCTGCGTCCATCATCATTCGGGAGAAAATCCGTCGCAGATCCTTTGACACTTCAAACTCACTAGAGCTCAAATTTGTTGTGTAAATGTTGTGTTTCCCTGCTCGTTGATCTATCACTTCAAACAACTTTTGTATTGGCCAACCGGAAATTTCTCCTTCTGCGCCAATGTCGTCAAAGACCACTAGATCCACATCCGCTATTGCGTTTATGATTCGTTCTTCGCTCATTTCACTCTCTTTGTTGTATGTATTCCGTATCTTGGTTAGCAGCTTCGGAGTGGAAATGAAAATTGTTGTGTACCCCTTTTCGGTTAAAGCTTTAGCAATAGAGAAAGACAAATGGCTTTTTCCTGTTCCAAATGACCCTTGAAAAAATAAATTCTTAGGATTTTTTAAGTTAAATTCGTCAACATAGCGTTTTGCTTTTTGTAAAGCTTGTCCAAATTCATTTGGCTCAAAGTTTTCAAAAGTCGCTTCTTTCAGAGCTGGATTGATAAGGCTATTCTCCTCAAAAATTCGCTTTAGCCTGGCTTTTTTAGCCTCTTGCTGCTCATCCTTGATGATTTTCAAAATCTCACACTCGCAGCCCTTTTTCCCTTCGAACCACTCGCCTTTTTTGGGACCGAATAACATTTTTGTGCGAATAACAATAACTTCATTGCCGCAGCCTTCACACTTGTATTTATTAACAAACTCGCCGTTAAAATCCGAAGTCATATTCGCTATTTTCCGAACCGACCGCATGCTCTAATCCACCACCTTTGTTTTTCAGTTTGATAAGTCCGCGCCGTGCTTCATGCTCATTTGTGTTTCTTAAAATACCCAACGTATAAGACTCTTTTTTGTCATCGTGCTGATCAATGTGTTTCCACAAAGCGTAATGGATTTGGTTGATAGAGTATTTTTTGATTTTTTCTATAAAATTCACTAGGATATTGGCCGAAATTGTGCATGTTTGCCTTGTAAGGCGGATACAGTCAAAGTAAGCGATTAGTATTTTTCTTGAAGTTCCAGATGGTAGAGCGTTGGTTCGCAAAGCGAAATCAACAAAGGTTTCAATTTCTTCAGTAGAGCTCAAATTTTTGTTTTTTACCGGAGCTTCGACGATATATTCTTTTAATGTTTTATTGATGTTATTAATGCTGTTTATATATGCTGTTATAGTATGGTTATTGAGTTGGTTTTTCTGTTGGTTATCCTGTTGACTGTCCTGTTGGTTAATTTCTTCTTTCAAAGTGCATTCCTCCTTACTGTCGCAAGGGTTTGAAGATTCTGTCTGTTGGTTATCTGGTTGGTTTTCATGTTGGCTATCCTGTTGGCTATCGAGTTGGTTATTTTTCGGGTTATAGTTACCTAATTTTTGGAAATCGTCATAACCTATAATTGTAATGATTAACCCTTTATTTTTTTTAAAAGGCTCCGATTTAATGTATCCATCATCTTCTAATCTCTTAATAGAACCTCTTATTTCACCCCTTGACCAACCAGTTTCATCGGAAAGTTTTAATGAAGATGTGATCAATTGCCCTCTTTTACAAAGGTTGTCGTCTTTAAAATTTGCTAAATCTAAAAACAGCTGATAGAGCATTTTGTCTTTAATATTTTTGAATTGCAGTCGGGGCTGGATAACAAACCCCGACGCCTGTATTTGTTTTTCCACCCCGACCACTCCTTCACTTTCTCTCACAAACCGCAAATCCGTCTTTGACCTTTTTCACCACATAATGTGGGTAATGGCGCATATACTGTAGTACAAGCCTTTTCACTTCTTCTTTTGTTTTAGCCTCCTTCCAGATCCACTCAGGAAGGAGGACTTTGTAATAGGCCTCTTTGCCGATCATTCAAATTCAATCTCCTGTTGATTGGATGAAGCTTCATCTGTTTGTTCCGCAACGTCCTCCGTCGGGATATCCTCAATTGCCGACACTTCCATATCGATGTATTCTGGTTCAGCTGTCACGTCTTTTCTTACCACTTCGTCCTGCATTGCTTGTTGCTGAATCTCAACGCTAATCGGGAGATACTTCCACATGTGGCGAATCACCGTTTTCTTGGCCATTTCCTCATAATCAGAAACCCACGGACCGTTATTGGCAGCTTTGGAACGTTTACGACGTTTATCGATTTCTGATTTTGGCATGAATTCGAATTGGTAGCCGCCATCTTTGAAATGAGCCACCGCATAAGCTCCGACGAATTCACCACGATCTCCTTCCATATAAGGTTTGTGTTTGAGTTTTGGTTCAAGGCCTAGTTCATAATCAAATTCATCCTTGGAATAAACCGCATGAGCGTAAATGTTTTCGATTTGACCTGATCGACGTGCTAGATCAATCATTCCTTTGTAACCGATGATGAATTGAACGTCTGTCTGGCCCGTTTTTCCGTTCTTGAATGGTACTAAGTAGCAATGACCGATTAGGCCAGGTTCTAGTCCTAATTGAGCTGCTTGCATGACTGCTCCTAGCAAACTAGGAACAGAAGCTTCTAATAGTTTTGGATTCGTACGAATCGTTGTTAGTGCGATTCTTGCCATGCGATCCGGATTCATATGCGAAGGTAATGCTTTTTCAATTTCTGGACCCATCTTTTTCAGATATGCTGCAATTGTATTTGCTGGCGAAGCAGGAGCATTATTACTCCCGTTCGCTTTGTTAGCTAATTGATTTTTGACATCTTTGGTTGTGGCCATTTTCTAATACTCCCCCTTACTTCACCATGAAACGGCGATATGATGACGTTTTAGTGTATTGGTTATAAAGCTCTGGATGATCTTTAGCAAAACGATTGCTATCGAATTTTTTTGAATGGACGTTTTTCCAAGTGATGATTCTTTCACCAGCAAAGGCTTTTTCGTTTTCGCCCATCATTGCTTTAATTTGGTTTTCATATTCTTTCTTTTGTGTTTCTAGCTGTTTTAGTTCCTCATTCACTTGGTCTAATGCTTCAATCAAGGAGTTTGCATCCGGCGGCAATTCAATTTCAGTTTCCGGAACTGAATCAGGGTACAACACTTTCAGCAACTCACTTGAAGCATCTGACCCGTCAAACATCGGCGGAACGTTTGCAAGAACGTGGTTTTCCCAAAAGTTTTTCTCTATTTCGATGAGATATTGAATGAGCTCTTCATCACGTTCGATGCGCTTGTAAACAAATTTATTTCCGCCGATTAGAACGGCGATCCACCATGCTTGATATCCCGTTACAGCCATATAATGCTGACATTGTATAAGATATTGAGCAGGAACTTCATCGTCTTTCCATTCGTCCTTGAGATATTCGCTGGCCGTCTTACACTCAAGACCTTCCTGCTTTCCAACGATTAGACGATCAACGTTTGCTAACATAAAGGAATGTTCTGGATGTTTCAGAATGGCATTGCGGCGACGAACCTTTAAACCAGTCCGTTTACTAAATTCCTGTGCAACTACGTCTTCTAAAATCGTTCCGAAATAAGCTGATTCGCTGTTAATATCCTCTTCTGGCGCTTGTCCTGTTTTATCGAGAAAAACAGCTACTGGAGACTTCCATTTGTTGAGTCCTGCAATGGCAGCAGCGTCACTGCCTCCGATTCCAGCCTTTCTAGCCTTCAACCATTCCTCGCGGCTCATATCATTTGTTAAAGCTAATACTTTCGCCAATCAATTAACCTCCCTTGAACCGTCACTGCATTCCGTGATACAATGACGGTAATTGAATGATTTTTTTAAACAACTTACTCCTGTTGCCGCAGGAGTTTTTTATTCTGCTGTAGTAAACCGAAATTCATAAACTTCTACCAAATAATCTTCCAGATTTTCCTTCAAAACAACTTCCCCGGTATTCTCGTCGATGACAATCTCATCGCCGGCCAGGATCTCCGAACCAAAATAATCAATTCCTGCATGTACCGGTTGGGAAATCATGTTCGGAAAGCCTGTCCGATTGATTTGCTCGATTACTGGATGATCTCGCATGTTACGCCTCCTTTCGATATATAATGCCGATAACATAGTCTCCATCCCCGCCAGAAACTTTAATATCTATAATTTCTGTATCAGGATTTTCAAGCAACCAAGAGTTAGCTTCACTTACACTCTCAAAAATTTTCACCTGAAGAAATTTAGCTCTTAGCATGTTAAGCCTCCTTCCTATTTTTGTTCATGCCCTCAACCAAACATTGCCCGTTGCAATATAGCTTTCTACCAAACTTCCAGACTTGATCGCCGCGGTAAATGGGCCATCTACACTCTGGATTGGCACATTGGCCGACAACAACTTGGAGATATTTAGCCCTTAGCACGTCGAACCTCCTCTCTATCCAGTTTTCAAAGATCATCTGAGGTACACGCCGAACCTCTGGTAAAAGCAGATTGCCATGTACCTCTGGCGCTTTATCCGCACCGTCCTAAGCCGGGGAAAAAGTGGATTATATGGAGGTAGTAAGGAAAAACCCGGCTCATGACGGCAAGGACAAAGGCTTGCCGTATCATTTCAAAGAATGGTAGAATAATAGTGATATTCAGTTACTGCTTGCAGTGTGCTTGGTTGGATTGGAACCTTTGCTCACTGCTTTTTGTCATATTTCGCCTAAACCGAATGCCACGAGTGTTAAAATCCCGATAAAGACCAGGCCTAGAAAGATAACTCCAAATGCAACGTACCCCATCATCGAACCCTCACTACTGTTGATACTAAAATGCCTTTTTCCTTTAGTTCTGCTACAAACGTCATCAGTTGTTCATGATTTTGTTTTCTTTCAGCCAATCGCTCTAGTTCTCGAACCGACTTTGATAAATCACGGATCGTCAATTCAGCTTCTTTCAAGTCGCCTTTCATAATGCTTTCTTCAATACGGCCGATACACGTCCAAACTGCTCTATACTCTGCAATGGCAGCCGGTCTGTCCTGTGGCAAAAACTGATCTTTATTCACTTTCCATCCCCCTAAAATTTCCTGGATCTTTCTTCGAAAAATATTTCCTTCCGAATATTCTCGTATTGTGCTACTGATGAAATAATGACTCTGTCAGCAATCGCTTCTTGGATCCAATTCCGATTTAGTGTGTCCCGGCAAAGTCTCCAATTTCTTTGCATGGAATCAAGAACACATTCAGCAGCCTGCTTTGTATCCAAAATCTCTTCAGCATGATTTAATACATCAGCCTCAAGAGTTTCACTTATCTGATCGCCGGGACGCAGCTGAGTGCTAATGTATAGAAGTTTCTTAGCTGCTTCGATAGCGTCGCTCGCCTGTCTGATAAAGTTAACCAGTTGATCAGAAACAGATTTAAGTAGCCGTGGATCCGTTGGCGGCAACTCCATCCCGTATATGTGTTTTATCTTCGCTAAAGCCGTATAATCTTCGACGATATGACACCATTCAACGGCAAGTTCAAAAGGTACTTGGGCCGTCCCTGCTTCAATTCTGGATAACCTTTCAACAGTAATCCCTAAAGCCTCTGCCATATACCGTTTTGTACGTCGTTCTTCTTGACACGCTCTCTCACGAGCAATTCGTAAGATGTTTCCTATCGCTGACGGTGAATATAAACGGGTTTTCGCTACAGCGTTCGCCATTTTGTTCGCCTCCTTGTATTTAGTTTTCAAAGGTAGAATAAAATTGAGAATTTTTAAGAAACTGAATTGAAGCTTGTCCTACCAAAGAAGAGGCAGCCAAATGGCTACGAAATTTTGAAATATTTTTCTTTGTTGAAATAAGGCTCGAGCGCCTTTTTGAACGCCTCTTCTATTGGTACCTTTCCATACGTCTCTTTTCCGACGTACAAGGGTGATTTTTTCTTTTGTTTTTTCATATTTATCACCTCAAATAACCTTATGCAGTTAGGACAGGTGGACTAACCTATCAGGATCATGAAATATAGATTTTCATGATTATTCGATACAAAGAACACACAATCTCGTTCTTTATCGACGTGAAAAGTAAAATCTTTTTCGGTAGCTACGATGTATGAGTTCTTAAAATGGATGTCGATCTCATACCCTTCCGTTTCGTCGATATAATCCAAAATGATTTTTTCTGGCTTTTCACGAATTGACAGAATAGGCGCATCCAATCCGTTATATAAATCAACATTGAAAACTTTATGTTCTGCGCTTTTTAAAAGGTTATAGGCAACCTTTATTAATGGGAATTGAGCAACTTTGTTCATGAAGCTTCAATTTCCTTTTGCAAAAGAAGTCGGAATGTCTCTTTGCCTTGCGGCGTAATCAGCGTTTGAACGTCCGCTTTTCCGTTGCGATTCCAATCTTTAAGTTGGAATAATCTAGGAACATATTGTGAATATGGTTTCAATTTACCTTTCTGATCACGATAGACGTATTTTTTATCTAACAACCAGTTGATAAAATCAGTTTGTTTAATGTGTAATTCTTTTGCTGTATCTCGGAAATTTGTAAGTAAGTTACGATCAACCAAAGCGTCGAAATAATCGGCTTTCGGTTTCATTTCTGCAATTTGTTCATTTTGTTTTCTGACAAGTGCCAATGTTGCCTTGAAAGTCATCTTCGTTTGTTCGTCAGCGTGTGGTAAGTAGGTTTGTATGAACAGATCATCATTAGAAACGTATCCGCCGGTTTTTCGGATTGTAGGCAATACTTCGGCTGTTACCCAACGTTTAAAACGTTTTGCTTTCTCTTTGATTTCTGGATTATTACCTTGTTTGGCTGCACCAAATATCAAGCTGTAAAGTCCTGACTCATTAATGAACTTTTTATTTTGCTTTCTGCCTAGCGAGTCGATGACTGGATGGACCGTCGAGTCATCGTCATCAACGTGATTATTAATTGCCTTGTGTGGGTCCGAGAACGATAACGCCGTAGCTGCCTCTGTTGCTCCAAACCATTCAATTCCTTCAACAATCAATACTGGCAGCTCACCAAACATTTCATGATTGAATGTTTGCAATTGATGCACTAAATCGCCTCCTTAGGCAAGATTAGATTTGATACGTTTTGTATCAATAGATACATCAAAAAGATCCGGAAACAATAATTTTCCTGGGGTATCATATAACTTTTCAAATTTAAGCATTGTTTCTCGACCTGGATTTCGAAGGCCTTTTTCGATTTTCCTTACGTATACTTCAGAAATATCAAGAATTTCAGCGACTTGTTTCTGCGTTAAGCGTCTTTTGAGTCTTTCCTGAACAAGTCTTTGTCTCAATTTTTTCACCTCTCTTTTTTGATACCATTTGTATCAATTCTTGACTTAATTATAGTTGATACGTTTTGTATCGTCAACTATTTTTTGATACATTTTTTATCATTTGTTTAATTTGATACATATTGTATCTATAATATATTTATAAACCTTGTTAGAAAGGGATTTTGGAATGATTGGTGATAGATTAAAAAAATTAAGAGGGAAGAGATCACAAGAAGAAATTGCACAAAAAATAGGAATATCTAGAGCAAGGTTGTCACATTATGAAACCGGCAGAAGTGAGCCTGATTCTGAAACACTAAAGAAATTAGCAGATTTCTATGGGGTTTCAACAGATTATTTATTGGGTTCTGAAAATGCCAAAAAGCCATCTGACGATCTCCCTCCGCTAACAGAAAAAGACGAACGAGACATTGCTCGTGATTTAGAAAAAATGCTTAACGATTTAGAGAATAAAGAAGCGTTATCCTTTCATGGAGAGCCAATGGATGAAGAAACAAAAGAAGCTCTTCGATTGTCTTTAGAAAGCTCGTTGCGTTTTGCGAAGCAACTGGCAAAACAAAAATTCACCCCGAAAAAGTATCGAAAAGAGGATTAGACGGGGGTTGAAAGAATGGGGAATATTAAAGGAATTGTTACAAAACTCATACAAACATATAAAACAAACAATCCGTTTGAAATTGCCCAAGCAAAAAACATTTATTTACGTTTTCAAGACTTAGTAAATACCTATGGATATTACAGTACCTATAAGCGTATACAAATGATTCATATCAATAATAGGTTAGATGAGCATATGCAACGCTTTGTATGTGCTCACGAATTAGGACATGCGATATTACATCCACGATCAAACACCCCTTTTTTACGTAATAAGACTTTATTTTCAATAGATAAGATAGAAGTCGAAGCAAATACTTTTGCTGTAGAGCTTCTTCTACCAGATGAACTTATCAATGATTTTCGTGATACCTCGATTACCCTCCAAGATTTAGCATCAATAAACGGTATCCCTAGAGAATTTGCAAAACTTAAATTTTTTTGAGAGTATAATAGTTATTTTTTACTAGGTAATTTTTATAGGAGGGTTAGAAATGGCTCAATGTAAATTTTGTGGTAAGAAGGGAATCTTCTTGACGGTATCAAAAGCAGGGCTTTGTAATAAATGCCATAACCCTGTAATGTTTAGTATCGAAAGACATGTTGAAATCATCAATGAATCTTTAACGTTGGTTGAAACCTCGAAGAATTTCAACACAAAAATGAATAGATTGGATTTAGTAGAAGAACAATATCGAATTCTTGATAAAGATTATTATAGTAAGGGCATATCAGTTTTAAGTGATACACCAAGAAACAAATTGAAAGAAGTACAAGCGATCAGAAAAAGACTTGTTGAAGAGGAAATTGAGAATCGTATAGAAAAACACATGGATAAAGCGAAGCTTGCGAAAAGTGTAAATGCCAAAATAAACAATGCCAACAAAGCGTTGATGGAACTAAAAGAATTTGCTAAAGAATACGGCTACCTGAACGAATTGTTAGTTCATAATATCCAACACTTCATTCATAAAGTGGAACTTGATGATTTAATTTTGAAAGCCGAAAAATTTGAGTTCAAAGGGAACAACAAAAAAGCATTAGAACAATACCAAGAAGCGCTATTTTTCTTGAAAAAGGATGATATTCCTGATCAGAAGCAGGATGATTTGATTAGGAAATTAGAAAATAAAATAAATTCACTTAAAGAGGATAGTAATAAACAAAGGATAAACATGAAATAG